GTCGACGATGGCGGGATCGTCGGGAGAGCAATTGTGGTGCGGTACCGGACGCTGCCCGATTTTATGGACAGTGTGATCGAGCACAAGGAGGACGCGTGATGCAGCACATCATCGCCGCAATCATGGCGGCAATCGTGGCAATTCTTGTGGCCATTCAGATGGAGGACGGACCGTGAGCAATGTGGAAAAGTGGTCGGCACTCTGGAATCATGACGTGCAGTTTGGATTTGCCTGCGGTTGTTTTGCAGGCGTGGCGGGGCTGGTGCTGATTGTGGCGGGAATGGATTTGTTCGCGCGGCTGGTGGTCGGTGGTCGACCACAGAAGCCAGTGCGACGGGTGCGTGGGGATAACGGAGGGCGGGGACTGTGAGTGAGACTCAGACAGGCAGCGTGAGTGACGATCCGGGACGGATTATCCACAATTTGGAGGAGCGATTGGAGGCCGCAAAAATTCGCAACATTCAGGCATTGAATCAGTTGGTGGAACGAGATCAGACGATCAACGAACAGACAGCCGAGATCGCGCGGCTGCGGACAGAGCTGCAGCAGTCTGAGATCCGGCACACTGCCGACGCTGAGGCTGCACAACACGCGGCACGGCTCGAGCGACTGCTGGACGACGCACGGGACAACCTGCGGGTGCTGGAGACAGACGGCACGGCAATGGACCACCATTACGAGGGTGCGAAATCGGCGTATCTGGCGGCAATCAAGGCGTTCGTGGAGGCGTCACGGTGACACACCCAAACCGCATGCAAATCCTGCTGCGCCTGCGCAGTCTGGAGTCATTCCTGTGCACCGCCAAACGCACGAAAAACGAGTGCATCGAGGTCCTGCAGTACACAGAGCCACGCATGTTTCTGCGGGATCTGCGAGACCTGCAGGCACTCGGCAGCGAGATCGTGCGGCAGGGTGAGCCGGGCAAACTGACGTTTTACTACTGCCCGCGAGCGCGGGCGATTTTTCGGCATGAGTGATACTTTTGAATGAGGGGAACGCGACGATGCAAATTGAGATGATACATATGACGCCGGAAAAGGCGGCGCATATGCTGGCGAACAATCACGGCAACAGGACGCTACGGAAGTCAACAGTGCGATCATACGCAGCAGACATGAAAGCTGGAGAATGGCGTTGTACGCATCAGGCGATAGCCATAGACGCGAACGGAAATTTATTGGACGGACAGCACAGGCTAAGTGCGGTAATTGCGGCGCAGTGGGAAGGGCCTATGATGCTGGCAACATACGAGACCACAGAGGAAACACTGAAGCTGCAGGTGGATCGAGGAGTTAGAAGGACAGCGTATGACATCCTGCAAAAGCCGCGAGATTATGTTGAGTGCGTTAGTAGACTCGTAAAGCACACGCTGATAACGCACGGTGCGACGCCGATTCATGTTATTGATAAGATCCTTCAGGTGCACGAATCAAAAATTGAGCGTGTCCACAGCATTTGCACTAGCAATAAGCGACTTTCTGGATCAGCGGTGTCGCTTGCCGCGCTGTTGTTGACCGCATATGCAGACAGGTCCGATAGCCAAATTGAGCAGTCGCTTGAGCAGTACAATTTGTTTTTTCAGCAGTCGTATGGTGGCATGTGGCCGCACGTCCAAGCGTTGAATGCGTGGATCGTGAACGGCAAAAAGGGAACGCGATCAAATCACGGCTGCGTTGCGCAACTGGAATTGTTCATGCGAGTGTATTTGGCGTTTGATTATAATCGCAGGAATAACAAGGTCAGCCGCATATCAAATTATGATGAAACGAAGTCAGAAATGGCTGAACGAGCAAAGATGTTGATTGGCGATTGCGTTGGAGAGTGATTCACACAACACACAACAACCACCGCAGCACTGCATCAGGTCCGCTGGCGGCTGATCCCCGTGGCGAATGATTCGCCGGTGGTTTTCTATTTCAACAGGAGGCAACGGAAGTGCCAAAGAAGTCGAACAGAGTCAGGCGACTGGGTGAGCGTGTGCTGGTGGCTGAGGGTGACGGCATGTGGCAAGCGGGCAAAGTCGCGACGATCATCCAGTTGGAGAACGGCGGCGTGGCGTATGTCGTCACGCTGCGGAATGGCAGGCAGGTCTGGGCACCGGCACACGCGGTGAATCCAGATCCGCAGAGACCACGTGCGGCAGATCCGACGCCGGAGGAAATCCGGCAGCGGTGTCTGGAGATTCAGAAGGAGTGGCCGGAGGAAGTCCGGCAACAGCGAGACATGAGGGAACAGTCGACAGCGTGGAGTGTTCCACGGTCGCACTATGTTAGAGACACACAGAGCGGGAGGACGGATTTTGAGCACTAGGGCATTCACGATTCACGTTCCGGGGAAGCCGGTTGCACAGCCGCGGCAGCGAATGTCAGCACGTGGTGGAATCGCTAGATCCTATTTGCCAAACAAGCATCCTATTCATGCCTTCAAAGCTGCCGTGAGGCTGGCAGCGAAGGGCTGCCCAGTGTTCGAAAAAGACGTACCGCTGCGGGTGATTATCGTGTTGCATTTCGCCATGCCGACAACATGGAGCAAACGCAAGCGTGAACAGAATCGGGGCAAGGGCAACACGCAGAAACCGGATTTTGATAACCTCGCGAAAGCCGTCTGCGATGCGTTGGCTGATCATTACCACGACGACGCGCAGATTTGCAAAGCAATCATTGAAAAGTATTGGGACGACGAAAACGGAACTGCAATTAAAGTGGAGGAAATCAACGAATGAAACGAACAAAAGCACAGGTCGCAGCACTCCCGCACGATGCACCCGACATCCCGGAGGCGACGCCGGAGCACTTGTTGCCAGAGAAGCCGGAGGGCTGCTCCCGTCTGGTGATCAGCCGAAAGCCACAGGAATCGTTAGTGATCGACTGCAACGGAGTGCAGGTGCAGATTACGCTGGTTGAGATCCGCAACGACAAGGCACGACTGGCAATCGTGGCACCACGAGACGCGCACATTCTGCGGTCGGAGTTGCAGGAGGGTGCGTATGATCGGCGATGAGAGAATGGCCGCGACGCTGAAAACGTTGGCGGTCGGCGAATCCTATCGGCTGCCTTCACGTTATCGGCTGGAACTGACCGTGCGGAACATGCTGGCACGCACCGGATACCGCTGGACGGTGATTGAGGTGTACACGCCAAAGACAAAGACGACGCAATTTACGGTCACGAGGGATGCATGACAGAGAACATCTTCGCCCCATTTTTTGGGGCCGTCGAGGACGGAGCGCGGGAGCGTGAGGCGAGGGAATACGGACGCGATGGTCCACACAGCCGTTGGGATCCTGGTGAAATGCCGTGGGGTATTCCGCGGCGGATTCATCCGGAGTACCGCGAGCGATTGAGCACAGATGCGATTGATTGGCCGACGGTCGGCGAATCAGGTTCTGAGAGTGATGAGGGGAGAAGTAACGAATGAAAATCACGAGGGGCAAAACGGTGGTGCCGCGAAGGGTGATGCTCTACGGCACACATGGGATCGGCAAATCATCATGGGCGGCGCAGGCACCGGACGTGCTGTTCCTGAATCTGGAGGACGGGTTGAATGACATCGACACGGCAAAGACGCAGCACCTGCGGACATACGCAGACGTGAAGAGTGCGTTGAGTTGGCTGTTTGCCAATCCTGACCACGGGTTCAAATGGGTTGCCATTGATACGCTGGACTGGCTGGAATCACTGATCCATGCTGACGTGGCTGAGCGTGCCAACAAAAAACACATCTCAGAGATCCCGTATGGAGCAGGCTACAAGTCCGCAATGGCGTTGTGGGATTCGCTGCTGGACGGTCTGGACATCATGCGACGAACGCAGGGTGTCGGAGTGATCCTGCTGGCACACACGGCGATCCGTAAGCACCAAGACCCGACAGCCGATTCATACGACCGATACCAGCCTGCATTGCACGAGACGGCTTCGGCACTGATTCAAGAATGGTGCGATGAGGTGTTGTTTGCGTCCTACCGCGTTTACACGCGCAAGGAAGATCAGGGATTTAACAAAGAGCGCACGATTGCGAGCGGTGCGTCAGAGCGTTATTTGCGATGCGTGGAGACTCCGGCAGCACTGGCGAAAAACCGCCTGAACATGCCGGGGGAGATCGAGTTTAACTGGGCAGCGTATTCCCAGTATTTTACGGGTGTTTCAGCAGAAGTTAAGGGGTGATGAGTCATGGCGAATTTGAGTGATCTGGATATGAACAACGTGCAGGCGCAGCCTGTGCGACGGCTGTTGCCTGAGGGTGATTATCAGGCGGTGATTGTCGAAAGCAAAATGAAGGCTCCCAAAAGCCCAAAGCCGGGCAATGGGGATATGCTGGAGTTGACGTTGGAAGTGCAGGGACATCCTCAGTTCAACGGCGCGAAGTTGTGGGACAACTTGTGCATCCGTCATGCAGGGACGGCTGGAACGATTGCCAAACAGCGACTGAAGGCAATCATGGACGCCTTTGGGTTGCCAAACATCACAGATAGTCAGCAGTTGCACAATCGACTGCTGACGGTCACGGTGGTTCACCGCGAGCACGACGGCGAAATGAAGGCACAGGTCAAAGGATACAGCCCGAAGAGTTCGAGCGGTCAGCCGCTGCAGCAGACATCCTACGCGGCACCAACCGCGAGCAATCCCGCGAATCCGTGGGGCTGATGGTCGTGTGTTGAGGGGTTACAAGACCCGGCAGCGGTCAACGCTGCCGGGTGTTTTGCGGGAGGGGATCGGTGGAAGCACGTTGGTATCAGAGCGAAGCAAACACAGCCGCATGGCAGTACATCAGCGACGGACGCGGGAATCCGCTGATCGTGTTGCCAACCGGAGCAGGCAAAAGCATCGTCATTGCACTGCTGATCCGGCAGGCAGTCGAGTGGGGGCAACGTGTGCTTGTCGTGGCACACCGGAAGGAACTTTTGCAGCAGAACGCGGACAAGATCCAGAGACTGACGGGGCTGCGCGTCGGAATTAATTCCGCTGGACTGAATGAACGAGACATCGACAGCACAGTGATATGTGCAGGCATCCAGAGCGTGTACCGTGATGCGGCTGAATTTGGCAAACGTGGTCTGGTGGTGATTGACGAAGCCCACCTAATCAGCGACGACGGCGGGAGCATGTACCGGCAGTTCCTCGACGGACTGCAACAGCACAACCGCAGGCTGTTTTGCGTCGGTTTGACCGCCACACCATACCGCACGGGTGAGGGATCGTTGGCAGGTGAGGGCAAGTTGTTCAGCGGGATCTGTTATGAGGCCAAAACCGGAGCGTTGATTGAGGCGGGATTCCTGAGCAAGTTAAGCAATAATCCGGCAGACAGTCAGGCGGATCTGAAAGGCGTCAAAGTCAGGGGCGGTGAGTTTGTTGCAGCCGAGATGGAGGCCGCATTTACAGGCGATGCAATCATTCACGCAGCCGTCTGCGAGTTGACGATTGCCTGCGAGCACCGCAAATCCATTCTGGTTTTCTGCGCTGGCGTGAGTCACGCCGAACAGGTGGCACTTGCCCTGCGGGATCTGACAGGGCAGGACGTGGGACTGGTCACAGGCGAGACGCACGCAATCGAGCGTCAGCGGGTGTTGTCGGATTTCAGATCCGGCAGTCTGAGGTGGTGCGTGAATGTGGACGTGCTGACAACGGGATTTGACGCGCCAGGCATTGACGCGGTGGCCGTCCTGAGGGCTACCATGAGTCCGGGTTTGTTCGCGCAGATTGTCGGGCGTGGCCTTCGGATTTCTCAGGGCAAAACGGATTGCCTCATTCTGGACTTCGGGGGCAACCTGCAGCGACATGGGGCACTGGATGCGGACGATTACGGCATCAGTAAGCCGAGAAATTCAGACGGCAGCGAGGCACCGTCAAAGGTCTGTCCGAAGTGCAAAAACGAGGTGTATCTTTCCGCCGTCAAGTGCAGTGAGTGCGGGCACTTGTTCGTTCGGCAGATGGATCAGGGGCCGCGGCACGGCGACGAAATCGACACGACTTCCAGTATTGTCGGAGCACCAGAGCCGCAATGGTACGACGTGCAAGAGGTCAATTGGCATCTGCATCAGAAAAAGACAACACCGGGGAAACCGCCTACGCTGTGCGTGTCGTACTATGTCAGCGACGACACCATGCCCGCGGGCAATCTCGGCTGGATTGTTGTTCGTGAATGGGTCTGTTTTGAGCACGAAGGATTTGCGTTGTCGAAGGCGTTTGCGTGGTGGGATGCACGGAGCGTCTTTCCATTTCCGGCAAGCGTGGCGGAGGCAATCACGGCACTGAATCATGGGTCAGCACGAAAGCCTTCGCGGCTGTTGGTGAAGAAAGAGGGCCAGTGGGATCGGATTGTGCAGGCGGAATTTGCTGAAGAAAAGCCGACGATGATTCGGGAACTGACAACGGCGGTGAATGAGTTTGGTGAGGATTGTCCATTTTGATTTTTTTGGAGGGTGAGACGATGACGAGACGAGTGTGTGAGAATTGTCGGTGGTGGAAAGACGGAAAGATGGGCATGGGTAATTGCTGCAGGCGAGCACCGTTTGAGACAACGTGGAAAACATCATTCTGCGGCGAGTGGTCGGACAAAAACATCACGCCTGAGCAGGAGGAGCGGCAGAAGTTCGTGCGGCAGATATTTCTGGCGATGACGGCGTCAGAATGGGGCGCTAACTACAGTGAGAATGATATGTGGAAAATCGCTGGAAAACTGGCAGCAGCAGAACCACAGATTCAGAAGGAGAACGAACAGTGATCCGCAAGAACACCAAACGAACAAGAGCGGTTGAGAGACCGCAGCCCAAAACAACACGCGGCTATTTGTACGAGATCAGATTGCGGCGAAAAGGCCCGTGGGGCTATATGGGCACAAGTCCATTTAAGCAGAGGGAGAATGAGCAGTGAGCGACGAACAGACACAGGCAACAGACGACCCGAGCGGTCCGGGATGGCGGGATCTCGGGCCGGATGAAATTCTGCAGACTGGCGACATGGTGCAGCGGCATCACAGGTGGAGCAGGACGCGAGCTGCCGGTAGACCGGCGGGTGCTCAGCGATACCGCCGACGCATCGAGCAACAGCAGCCGAGCGACAGTGAGCCGGAGACGATGGAGCAGTTGCGGAAGCAGTTGGCGACCTCACAGCATCTCGCGGAAATGTCACGGCGACAGGTCGAGGATGAAGCGGGCAAGGTCGAGCGGTTAAAGGAGCAGGTGCAAACGTTGACGCGAAAGTTGAAAGACGCAAACGACACCTATCAAATCTGCCTGCAGAACCACTACAAAGCGGGGCAGCGGTCGGCTATCGACAAGCTGCAGGCGTGGTTGCGTCCAGTTCTGGAGGTTGTTTCCGATCATCCGGACCACACCAGCATATTGGCTGTGTCCGTGCTGGAATTCCTGCCACAGATTGCGTCGCGATTGATTGAGGAATAGTGATCGACTCGCATGGATGCGCGTGGTAGGATGCGCGTGGCGGTGTAGCAGACCGTCACCAATCAGACATGCCCGGCAGCGTTGCCGGTTTCGCCCACCAGTCTCGGCTGCTACCCGAGGCTGGTGGGTTTTTGTTTGGAGCAGGTCAT